TACGGTAATAATTGCAAATTAAATTGTAAATATACTTGCAACCATCAATCACTGTGCTAATATTAAATTCAATCCGGTGACTAGGGCGCAACCACACAACCGGCATACAAATCAAAATGCGGTGCAACTAATTCAAAGGAGAGAAGCAATGAGCAATATAGCAATGACACATATAAACGCTAAGATAGAAACTTTAACTGAGTTGTTAGCTGAAATAGACGAGCATGATTACACTAGAGCTGGTCATGTAGTTGCACACATCAGGTCTGTATTAGGTGTTTACGCCAAAACTAAAGACGGTGTTCAATACGAGATTGACGCAAGAGCTGATAATAAAGATATGGAGCAGTTCAATGGAAAAGTCTGATTCGATTAAGGAGCTGGCAACGGCTCTTAATAAAGCTCAATCTGAAATGATGGGAGCAACTAAAGATAAAAAGAATCCGTTCTTCAAATCTTCTTATGCTGACTTATCATCTGTAATTAAAGCGATTAAAGAGCCTTTTGCTAATAACGGGTTAAGTTACGTTCAGTTTCCTATCGAGGATAACGGCAGAATAGGCATAGAAACGATTCTAATGCACTCTAGCGGTGAATGGCTATCAAACTCCTTTACAGTTAATTTGACTAAACAGGACGCACAAGGCGCAGGCTCAGCAATAACATATTGTAGACGATATGGTTTACAGGCTGTTGCTGGAATACCTAGTGAAGATGATGACGGTAATGCAGCACAAGTAAAAACAAAGCCTAGTGCTGATGATATGTCATGGGTTAATGCAATCAAAAGGGGTGACGCTGTGATTGATGATGTAACTAACCCTCAACACAGAGAATACATAAAGGGATTATTATAATGGATATATACATAGACATTGAGACTTTACGAAGTCCAGAAGAGCACCGCCAAAGCATCATTAAAGATGTTAAAGAAAACTTTAAGGCTCCAAGTTCATTGTCAAAAGGTCAGGCCGCTATTGATTTAGGATTAACCGACGCTAAAGAGATTAAGTTTATATCAAAAGACGACATGATAGCGCGCTGGGAAAAAGAACTGGCAGCAAGTAAATCTGGTGATGTTGCTCAGGCGTTATGGGAGAAAACTAGCTTTAATCCTGATGTTGCGCCAATAGCTTGTATTTGTATTTCATGGCTTGAAGATGGCGTTGAGTCAATAAATAAATTTGATTTAAAGACATACGGAAACGAGTTAAATATGCTTGATGCATTTCATGGTTATATTGATACCTTATGCGCAAGGAATGGCACTCAAGTATTAAAGCCTAATTTTATCGGTCACTACATAACTAAATTTGATTTACCTTTTATCTGGAAACGCTCAGTAATTAACAATGTAAAAACTTGCGAAGGTGTTAAGTGGGTAGATGCTAAGCATGGTTATAACTGTTACGACACAATGACAGCATGGGCAGGATATGGTAATTCAATCAGTGCTGATAATCTATGTAAACTATTGGGCATTAAGGGCAAGACGGAGGGTATGGATGGTTCGCTGGTATATGATACCTGGCAAACAGACCCACAGAAAGTAATTGATTACTGCCACGATGATGTGGCAATGGTTAAGGCAATACATGAAAGATTAATTAAATAACCAAGGAGAGAGAAGATAAAATTATGATTTAACGGCAATTAAGTACGCAAAAGAAAGCGGAACAAGAGCTAGAAATTCAAAGCTGTCATTGTGTAGAAACCCGTACAATCAAAGGGTTGGAAATATAGGTAAACAGTTAAAAGCTGCATGGCACAATGCTTGGCGCAAGCAGGATAAACTAGTATCGTAAATTATAAAATAAAAGGAATAGAATAAAATGACTAAACGATTAAGCGCAGTAGTAGGTGAATACAACGATAAACAAACCAATCAACAAAAAGCTGAATGGCAAAACATCGGTGTACTTGGTATGGGTAAGAATGGCAAGGAGTACGTATTGCTAGATTGGCTGGTGTATTATTAAAGCAGAATGTATTGGCTCAAAAGCGAGGTGAACAGCCTAGCGATATGGTTATGACTTCTGTATTTGAAGAAAACAACCAGAATCAAGGGCAGCAACAAAACAACCAGCAAGGAGGTTATCAAAATAACAACCAGCAACCAGCTCAAGGTGGATTCAATCAGCAACCAGGATTCCAACAACGATAATTAACTAACAACAAAGCCAAGGACGGCTAAGGAGATGAATAATGAAATGGATAAGTGTTAAAGATTTAATGCCAAAAGGGACGGGTCACGTTCTTGTTGTGGCAAACGATACAATCAATCAGTGGCAAGAGGTTTTAAATTGTTATTTATGCCCTGAATACGAGGATTTTACTTGGGAGTTTTTGAGTGGAGAGGAATACTCTTGCATAGTAACTCACTGGATGCTATTACCTGCGCAACCTAATGACATAGAGGAGTAAGTAATGAATATATTATGGTTTTTTATTGTTGTTGCGGTTGCTCTCATTGTAATGATGGAATTATTTGATTGATGGCTAACAGTAAAAAGAGATGCCGGAATTGTAAATCATATAAACGCACCGAAGATATGAAAGAAATCAACGGTGCTTACTTCTGTAACTTTGAAGGGGCGGCTAGTTATGCAAACCAGAAAAAGAACATTGCTAAAGGTAAAAAGATTAAGTATGCAGCGCAAAAGAAGAGTTTCCAACTTTCTGACCTTAAAATACGAAAGGCAGCAGCAGTTAGAGAGTGTCACGGATACATTAAAGAGCGTGACTTAGGTTGTAACTGTATAACATGTGACAGGCCGTTAGTGGGTAAATATGATTCAGGTCACTTTTTAAAGGCTGGAAACCACCCGTACACTCGGTTTATGGAGAAAAATATTCATAGTCAATGTGTAAATTGCAATCAGTATAATGGAGGTAGAGAGAAGGAGTACAAAGAGGTTTTAATTATCAAGTATGGCAAGCGAACCGTTGACGCATTAGAGAAACTAAGGAATAAAAAAATAGTTAGAACTGCTGATGATTACCTTAAGATAGAGCAGTATTACAAACAAAAGAGGAAAATGTTACAATGAGACCCCAGTTAACTAATAAGGTTTTTATATGCCAACAGACCAACCGTTGCCACCACCCCCGCCGCCGCCACCACCGCCAACTGGCGATTAGTGTTGTAGCTCATGATTGAATCACACGCTATATTGCATTATCTGTCATACTTTATGGCTGTGTGGTTTTTATTTATCCTTATTGCTGGAGAGGCTAGACATAAGTGGTCTTCATTTATCCTTTCAATATCATGGTGTATTTATTCTTATATCATGTATTTCAGTTTGTTTGAGGGTACGGAAACGACATTTCAAATGGGGATTTTAATATGTATAGATGGCGCGACAGCTCTAGCCCTAACTGCGTTCTTTTTTAGGGATGAAACAGCGTTAAAGCAATCAATAATCCTATGTTTTGCGGTGGCATGCCATGTCGTGATATCATGGACATACACAAAAGGGAGTTCGTCTAGGATTGATTTTGTTATCAATAATTATAGCGAGCTAATAATAGCAGTTTGTTTATTGCAATTAGTGGTATCGTTTGATGGACTTAACAGAGCACTTCATAACATACAGGCAGTGTTACGTTGGATTGTCATTTATAGTGACGGTGTGCGTAAAAGCTTACTTTCATTTAAAGAGAAAGAAAAGAAATCATGAGCGTAGAAATATCGAAGATAGCGGTAAACAGCACAGCGGCAATCGCAACAAGTAGCGGAATGGTCACTGTAGTTCTTGGTTTTTTTGATAGTAACGCCGCCAGCATTGGTGTAATGAGCACTTTGTTTTTCGGGTTTATTTATGTTTATTTTCAGTTCTCCCAAGATAGAAAGTTAACCCTGGCAGATAAAAACAAAGAAGAAATAGAAGATACTAAAGAAGAAATAAAAGACTTAAGTAACAAGCTAGATGATCACATGACAGAAACAAGAGAATCACTCAGTTTGATTTTAAAGAGTTTAAATAAACTAGATAAGGGTTAACATGTTAGTAGTTAACGTACAAGAATCAACGACTACCACAGGCACGAGCGATATAACCCTTGCTGGCTCTAGTGAAGACGGTAGAACATTTACAAGCCAATACGCGACTAACGAAAGATTTACCTATGTAATAGATGATAGAGCTGGTAATTGGGAAGTTGGAAGTGGTTATTTATCAGGTGCATCAACTTTAGTGAGAGAATTGCCGACCGATGGAAGCGCGGCAACACCGGTTAATTTCTCAGCAGGTACGAAGCAGGTACTTATAACCGCACTACCGATGAACACACTCGCTCACTCACTGGGGTACTCGTCGTTAGGTGGAAACGCTAAGTTTTCAGTGCCATCCAATTTTGTCAACAGGACAGCCACACAATCCCTTACCGCCAATAGAGTGCTTTTTGCTCCAATATTTATGTCTCGCGGAACGATTATAGATTCTTTAGGGGTTAGGATAACGGTAGGAAACGGAACAGGCGCTAATCTGTTGCATTTGGGTATATATGATGTAGACCCTAATACGGGAGAGGCTGGAAACTTAATAGTATCTACTACCAACCTTGACCCAAGCGTTGCAGCACTGGTTAGTGGCACTTTTACAGAAAGGTTTTTACAAGCTGGATGGTACTATGCTGGTATTTGGTCTGATGCGGCTCCAGTAATTAGAGCTTCTGGTGCTACTAATGTAATATCCACCCCATTTCAGGTTAACTCAGGGGCGGGGCTTAATGCTGTTATGTATCAGTACATCAACTCGCAGACTTCCTTGACTGACTTGCCAGCAACGGGCAATGCTACAGCAACAGCCACTGGCAGCGTACCAATATTAATAACTGGACATACATAATGATTATTTATACATGTAAGCACTCAGGCGTCATAGATGCTATAGAGTCGTCAGGATTTATTTTGTTCAGGCAGGATGATACGTGGATATGCGATAACGAAGTCGCTGTTCAAAGTATTATAGATAATTTCGACCATTTAGCATATTTAAGACCTTTAGCAATAGCTAGAATTAAAGAGCAATCAGAAGAGGCTGCAGAGGCAATTACCGCTAATTACTCTCAGCATGAGATCGATACGTGGCCGTATCAACGAAAAGACGCTGACGCATACGTAATAGATAGTGCAGCGCCAACTCCTGATATTGATATGCTAGCGGCCTTTAAAGGTGTTGACAGGTTAGATCAAATAGACAGAACCGTGTCAAAAGTCGAACAGCATAGGCAGTTTATTTACCAAGTAATAGCTAAAGTACAAAACCACACAGAAGACATAAATATATCTACAGACCAGAATTACTTAATGACCGTTAATTACGGGGATTAACTCATGGCTCTAGTACAAGCAGGGGCGAGCAGGTTAGGTCTTTATAGATTAGGCGCTGTCAGGTTGGGTTTTCCTGGTGATGGTGCGTCAACTGGTATATCAGTAACAGAAAACACAGTAAACACTAACTATGCTTCATTAGATCCAGTTATTGCCCTTACTGGCGCTATAACAATAAATGAACAAGTTGTTAACACCAATTATGCAAGTTTAAATCCTGCAATTACGTTTACTGGTGTAATCTCAATAGCAGAGCAGTTGGTAAATACAAATTATACTAGTTTAAACCCTGTTATAGACTTTACAGGTTTAGTTGATGTAACTGAAAATCTAGTTAATACAAATTACACAGTATTAAATCCTACAATAACACTTACATCTGCTGTCATAGAGATAACAGAACAAACAGTTAACACCGATTACAATACATTTAACCCTAGCATACTATTAACACCTGAGCCGATAGGTATAGTATCAACGGTATGTTTTGACGGACAGATAGATAGACTGGTTTTTGACGGTGCAATTAATCAATTAGTATTTAATGGCAAAGTAATAAGTCAAGAATTTGACGGATTCATAGAAAGATTAGAATTTAACGGCGACCTGAAAGAGCGCGAGTTTAACGGTGATTCGAAACAACTCGTATTTAATGGTACAATAGCCACAACATGTTAAGAGGATTTAAAGATGGCAGCAGGTGATTCAAAACTAGCCCAGGAGTACCCACTACAAGCAGGTACGGGAGCTTATAATAATACATCAGACACATTTAGAATATTCTTTTGTTCTGATACATTCGCAGCTATTGACGCTACACAAACTCCATTTAATCTATCTGATGTAACTCAGGTAGGCGGAGGTAACTTTCCTATTGCAGGAATAGTATTGACTAGTGTTACATGGACACGCTCCGGAGCTGTATCAACTTTAGATTATGCAGACTTAGCGACTATTATTAAAAACGCATCCAACCCAGTAACAATACGAACAGCTGTGATAGTTAACGATACATCGACGAGTGATGATATTTACAAGGTTGTCGATTTAACAAGTGATGGCTCAACAGCTATTGATGTAGTTAATAATGACTTTGATTACGCGGTTAATGCAAGTGGTTCGGTAACTGGTACGGTGGTGTAATATGTCCAACTTAACTAATAACAGCGCACAAACATTCAAAACTAGAGTTGATGATGTAGATGAAAACGGTGTAGTGGTTGGAGTGATAGACGCGAGTAACTTTATCGAGGCAGTATATAGAATATTCGCCCCAGATTGCTCAACTGCGTTAGTGACCGCTACCCTTACAGGTGGTGACATAGTAACCGAAGCTGATGTTGATGATGAAGGTAATCCTATCGTAGTATTTAGAACGACATTAATTAAAGCGAGCATGTTAGATACTATAGTTCCGGAAGGGCAATATGAACACTCATTTAAAGTAACCAACACTGCTGGATTAGAATTACCTCCAGTATTTCAAAACACTGTAACTATAGTAAGAGCATGTGACTAGGAGATAATTATGCCACACAATAAACGAGGTCAACGTACTAAGACCAGTAAGAACAAGAAGAAGTCTAAATAGCCCGTTTTACGGGTTTTCTTGTTTATGGTAGAATAGATATCAAATAAGGCATTTATAAGGCATACATGGCTAACAAGAACCCTAACAGCACAACATTAAAGAAAGGTGATAACTTACCAGCAAGAGGCAAAGGTAAGAAGTCCTTAATGCTTGAGGCTATTCGTAGTGTATGTGGTAGTGAGCATGATTTCTTAAAGCAGGTTATCAATATAGGGGTAGGTGGCATAAGTGGAGACCCAGCCCCTAATCCAGCATTGTTAACGTTAGTGCTTAACAGGATAGAGCCTCCATTTAAAGCTGTTGCTCCTATGGTCGAGTTTGATTTTGACTCTAATTCTAAACCTCACGAACAGGCAGCGCAGATATTACAGGCCGTATCTAATGGGCAGATAGCGCCCGATATCGGTCAAATGTTTGTAGCATCAATAAAATCAATGATTGATATTGAAGAATACACCGACTTAAAAGATAGGATAGAGAAGCTAGAAAAGGCCTTGTCCGGTGAATCTTAGAAAGAGACTGGATTTATTAGAGCCTCAGATACTTGCTCAAGCTGGTATGTTAGAACATTCAGTATATGGCATAGTAGACAGGGTAGATAAGATAGACGGCGAGCTAGTTCCTAACATCATAAGGAAGTGGAAAGGTACTATCGGTAATATGGAGCCTAGTGATGAGATAGCTACTATCTTACTAATTGAAAAGCTAGAGCCTGCCATATTAAAGCACAAGAAATATAAATGTTTCTATGGTGGTCGAGGCGGAACCAAGTCAAGGATGGCACAAGATGTAACAGCAGGCGAGGTAAATAGTCAAGGTTCTAAAGTATTCGTATTACGTGAACGGATGAAAGCATTGAAAGAGTCTATCTATGCTGGTATAGAAAAGAGTATAAAGGATTTAAGCTTAGCAGGATTTAGAAGCGTTCCTTCACACTGGGAGATAAGACATAAGACAGGTGGTAAGTTTACATTCGGCGGTATGCAAAACATCATTGATATGAAGGGCGCGAGTAATTATAAAATATTCTTAATGGAAGAGTCAGCCAAGACTAAGCAAAATACAATTGATACATTAGGGCCAACATTAAGAGATACACCTAACGCTGAACTATGGTACTTATGGAATCCTGAAAGCTCACAAGACCCAATGAGCCAGGAGTTTATTATTCCTTACCAAGCAGAGATAGATAAGACCGGATACTATGAGGATGACTACCATTTAATTATCAAGGTAGGTCATGAGGATAACCCTTGGTTCAAGTGGGATGATTCACTACAGCAAGAGCTAGATAAAGATAAACACAAGCGTGATGATGGAAGAATGTCCAAGTCACGCTTTAATCATATATGGGGCGGTATGTTTAACGATGACGTAGAAAGCTCAATAATTATATCTGATTGGTTTGATGCTTGTATTGATGCCCATAAGAAATTAGGTATAACTCCGAACGGTGGCAAGGTCGTAGGTTTTGACCCTAGTGATATTGGTAATGACCCTGCTGGTTACATTGAAAGGCACGGTATAGTGTTTACTTGCTTAGATGAAATAGAGGCAGAGAATGGCAATAGAAAGTTTGATGTTGCTAGTCGTATGGCTAAAGAGTTTAACACTGATGCTTTCGGGTGGGATGGTGATGGTTTAGGCGCGATACTGCGAGACCAAGCTAATACAAACTTTAAAGGGACTAAGGTACATACATACATGTACAAGGGCAGCTCCGAGGTTCATCACCCTAACGCAACGTTTCAATCTGAAAACTCTAATATAAATATCGCAGCAGGACGAAAGAATAAAGACGTATTCGCTAACAAGAAAGCACAGAACATAACCGCATTTGCTGAACGAGTGTATAAAACCTATGAAGCGGTAGTTCACGGTAAGTATCACAACCCTGATGATTTAATTAGCTTTGCCACTTATGACCCTGAAACAAAGGTAGGTATCAAGCCTGAAATGCTACAGAAGATGAGAGCAGAAGCTTGTAAGTTACCACTTAAGCCTAGTGATAAGATTAAGTTTTACACTAAGGAAGAGTTAAGGAAAGGTATACTAATGCCCGATGGTAGTCGGTTAAAGATACCATCACCTAACATACTAGACGCTGCTGTGCTTTCATTTGACAAAGCGAGTATAATAGAGAAAGTTAACACCCATGTAACTAGAGAGTTTACTAAATTATGGTAGATATAGATTTCGAAGACCACAGCAATCTGCTTGTGATGATTAAAGAAGCCCAAGAGCCTGAGCAGCATAGACGCGAGATGGTTCAAGAGCAGAAAGACTTTATGATGGTTAGCCAATGGGATGATGATATAGCTAGCGCATTCGATAGCAATAATAGATACCGTGGTGAGTTTGACCAGATAAGCCCTATCATCGACCAGATATCAGGTGAAATGTCTAGTTCTGAATTTGCTATATCTGTCAGCCCTGCCGGTGGTGGAGCGACAGAAGACACAGCAGATATCTACGCTGGGTTAATTCGTAATATAGAAAACATATCCAACGCTAAAAGTCTTTACTCACAAATAGGCGAGTCTATTGTAATGGCTGGCTTAGATGGATTCGAAGTAGTACAGGAGCATTTAGACGCTAATACTTTCGACCAAGATTTATTATTCCAGCCTGTTGCGGATTGGTATAAGTCAGTGTGGTTTGATTTAGCCAGTATTAAGCAGGATAAATCAGATGCTATGTGGGCTATCAAGTTACAAGAAATACCTCAAGCCACTTATAAAGAAATGTTTCCAGATGGTAGCGGTGTTTCTATTGGTGACAACGTCGAGTTCACAAATAACAACCGGGTTAATAAATTCGAGTCAGTTACTATCGGTCAGTTGTATTACAAGAAAGCTGTAAAAATTCCATTAGTTAAAATGACCAGTGGTGCAGTATATGAGAAAGATGAAAAGTTTTTAAAGATTCAAGATGAGCTAGCACAAGCCGGTGAATTAATTGTCGCAGAAAGAGAGCGTAAATCATGGAGAGTATGGTCTAGGTTATTAGACGGTTCGGATTGGTTAAAGAAAGCAGAAGAAACTGTTTTTACATTTATACCTCTTGTTCCTTTTTATGGTAACTATTCTAAATTTGATACTAAAGACGTTTACTTTGGTAAGACTAAGAAGTTAATGGACGCGCAGAGAGGCCTAAACTTCGCAGTAAGTGGAGATACAGAAGATGTAGCTCTATCACCTACCGATGCTGTTTGGATGACCAAGAAGCAAGCAGAGGGCGAAGACTATTCAAGCATGAATGTAGATAGAAAGCCTGTTAGGTTTTATACTGCTGACCCTGAGAACCCTGGACCACCTCAGAAATTACAACGTAGTGCCGGTAATCCTGCAATGCAAACAGCTATGGCCAACTTCCAGTCTCTATTAAGAGTGACGGGTAACATGGATGACCCAAGTATGGGGCAGAATCCAGGCTTACAATCTGGCTCAGCTATCAATGCGTTAATAGGTCAATCCAATAACGGTAACGTTAAGTGGTTTAAGGCTATGGAGATAGGTATCTGTCATGCATTTAGAATATGTGTCCATGCTATCCCTAAAGTATATGACTCTACTAGGCAACAACGAGTATTGGGCGAGGATGGTACGGATAAGATAGTTGATTTAAATACGACTGTATTCGACCAGCAAACACAAACAAACGTAAGTGTTAATGATTTAAGTAAAGGTGTTTATGATGTGACTTGCTCAATGGGTGCAGGCTTCCAGAATCAACAAGAGAAAGAGTCAGAACGTTTAATTCAAATGCTACAAATTGACCCTGCTATGATAGAAATGTCGAGAGATGTTCTATATAAAAACCAAGTAGGTAACGGTATGGGTGTCATAGCTGACAGGGCTAGGTCGGCAGGTATTCAAAATGGCATTATAGGTCGGGATGAATGGACACCAGAAGAGGCTCAAGAAATACAAGCAGCTCAAGAAGCGCAGGCACAACAACCACCACAAGAAGACCCTAACATGTTAATTGCTCAAGCTGAAATGGGTAAAGCTCAAGCAGAGCAGACTAACGCACAAACTAAACAACAAGAGGCTCAGCTCAACGCTCAAGTTAAGCAGGCAGAAGTTCAAGTAAGTCAATCAAGAGTTGATTTAGATAGAGAAAAGCTACAACTAGACGCTCAGAAGTTCTTAAAAGGCCAAGATGATAAGTTCAATGTTGACGCAGCCAAGATACAGCAAGGTGAAAGAAAGCTAGACCAAGAGCAAAGCAAGATTGACTTAAGCGCACAAGACCAACGTTTTGAGCAGTTAATGGAATCAAACAAAGCTATGGCGGCAGAGATTAAAACTAATGCTGAATCATTTAAAATAATGGCTGATGCAATGCAATCTTTTGTTGGCCCAGGAATAGTAGAAGCAGGAATTAAACAGGCTCAAGTTATTCAAGAGTCACAAGAAGACGCGGTTGACCCTGATATAATCTAGTAAAGGTTATACAAATCAATTAACTTTGTTATAATAATCTTGCTTAGCTGTCGGGGCTAGGCAAGGTAGCGCTACCACCCCGATACCGACCCGACATAATATAATTCCCGACAGTGCAAGGACGCACAAAACAAGGATTACATTATGGCTCATTCATTACCATCCGTAGTATTACCATCTGGAACTTGGGTAGATATCTATCTAGCAACTGGCATTGCAACTGGTACTAAACTAATAA